GAAGGATAAGCAAAACCACTACGCCAATCAGAACAACAATATCAATCGTGCGAACAATCTTCTGTTCCTTTTCAGGAAGTTCCATGAACGCTTTCATGTATTCCGGAGGCTTAGCCCAGCCCCACATCCAACCAAGTGCAGTTGGCTTCAGGCGATCCTTACAATCATAGATCATGTCATACCATGCGAGCAGAACATATGCGACACATGCAAGCATAAACGCCATCAGAGTCCGGTGCTCCCAAGCCTTGAAGTGGGGCATCCAGTAGACAATCAAAACAAAAAGGGAAAACACTAGACACTTTGGGTTAAGTGTAAGGTGTGTTCCAAATAATCCACCGCTCATTACTTAGTATAGGTAATATAAATCAACGCATAGGCTCCAAGTAAAGCCTTGAATGCGGTCCATCGTGTAGTAAACATTAGTTCGGAAATCTCTGCGATCACGACAACCGATGTCATCATCAGAGCATCGGCTAGAAGGATTGTCGCTCCGCCTTCGTTTGCGTAGGTCTTGAATACATCAATCATGGCATTATGTCCAGCTGGTAGTCCACGAATTACAACAAAGTAGAAGAAGATGTCATGTAATAGCTGAACAAAGACTGAAACAGCCACAAGTTGAAGACCAACAGCTCCTGGAAAGAGAAACATGGCCACCATCACACCAAGAATCAAACTAAGAACATCAGCGGCAACTGCTGCAACACCGAACTGATCATACCACATATTCAGCGCATGTGTTGGAGGCAGAAACCACAAGTGCTGACCTGGGAGAATCTTTGCAATGACCATCACAATAAAGTCCACCCATATCGCAGCACTTACTAAGGAGAGTATCCGCATTACTTGTTACGGCGGGTTTTTCCGTGGGACATGCGAGCTGACTTCTTACGCGAGACTATGCGTCCCCACTTGTTCATCTTGAGGTCACCCTTCTTCAGTCCGCCTGTTGTGTGGTCAGCCGTTCCGTGCATAACCTGAGCGCGAGATCCAATAGCCTTCATTTATCTAGTTGCTAGAAATAATGACTAGACTCGCATTTGCATGCTTTGCAAACGGAATCTATGAGAATCAAGCTAAAAGACTGGCCTTCTCCGTAAGACGGTTTGGATATGAAATCTTTGTATTTAATACATTTGAGAGTATTGGTAGCCCCAATCACGATGATTCACCCTATGAGTTTAAACTACATGCAATTCGTGCAGTGTACATGAAAGGGTATGACATTGTAATTTGGTGTGACAGCGCCACAAAGCTCTTACGCCGAATAGAAAGCTGGATTCCTGAAATTGAAAAGCGAGGTGTATACTTACAGGAAGACGGTCATCGGCTAGGAGCCTTCGCAAATGACCGTGCTCTTGAAGCATTTGGTGTAAAACGGGACGATGTTATGGAGTTAGGAACAACTATATACGCATGCGTTATGGCGTTTGATTTCAGGCATCCGATCACAAAGACGTTCATGTATAGATGGAAAGAATGTGCAGACAAGGGGTTATTCAAAGGAAATGGACATAACAAAGATAGAACTGAGAGCAAAGACCCTAGATGTTGGGGACATCGTCATGATCAAACATGTGCAGAACTCATTGCTCGCGAACTTAAGATAGAACGTGCCCCTAGGGTTTTATTGATTGATTCCGAAGCTACCCCCGATCGGTATTTTACAGGTTATAGAATCTAACCTATGTATGAGAATACCGTCCTCTTACAATACCACGTAGAGGGTCGTCTGTATGTTGTTCTGCTACATGGGAAATACTAAGGGTTCTATGACCCTTTAGTTTGCCTTCGACAAGACCACTCGCAATACATAATGCAAATACTCGCTCTAATGATCCCGCAATATGCCGAGTGGTAGGAAGCTTTGCAAGCAGAGTTGTTGAAGCATGTTCAACAAACGGCATTATGTGAAGAAAGAAACTCGTAGGAATAATGAATGTGTGATACAAAAAGAAGGGATACTTGGAGAGATCTTCAAATGTATGAGATGTCTTGTAGTATCGGTTGTATTCATCCAAGAATGTCTCTTGCCAAAAGTCCCGTGGAAAAAGGTTCCAAATGGCTTCATTCTCATATGGAAAATATCCATACACATGATCGTCAATCAAAGTAGGTATACTTGACCTCTCAAACTTCATATCGTACTGACCAAATCCTACAAATTTGGAGTTCAGATAGGACTGGTTTCGGTATAAGTGAAAGAAAACGCTGTTTTGGTAAAAGTTATTCTTTTGAAATGATGGATTATGGAACCGCATCTTGTATTCGTAGATAATCGGGTATCCCCTCATCTGCCAAGGTATGATTTTTTGAATATCCTGATTGACTCCAACCCAAGTAAAGATAGTCTTGATTTCACTATTTGTAAAAACCTCAGTGTTCTTAGGAAAGAGGTCCTTATGAAAAATGATATAGAACGTCAACGACATTTGTACTTTGTCACAAACGAAAATTTGGATTCAGGACGATTCTAGCTCCGTGAGAACGGAGGCAGTTTTGGAAAGGGACATGTTCGCAGATCATCTGGCTTCCGTCATGACTGTTGTATTTACAACATCTATGCAATGTTGAAACCTTAGCTAACATTGCAGTATTGAACGCGGAATATACAACAACTGGTTGTGTAAACGTGGGTACCAAGTCCTTGAACTTCTCAATCGCTTCTGTAGTAGCTTCTTGTTGACTATACTTCCCTGATCTCCATAATTTATAGTATTCTCTCCAACAGTCAAACTCAATAATGCCTGGAATTCGAAGAGGCCAAATATCATAGTATTTATTACCGTAGCCAACTGCAGTCATTACATCCCAGTTATCAAGTGCAAAACATGAATCAAATGACTCTTTGGATACAGGTGTTGTGAACACATCATCCAAATCAATCATCATGAAGTAGTCAAACGAATTAGGTACATAGTCAAGTAGACGATTACGAATATACGCTAGTCTTTCAACGCGATCTACTATTCTTTCGTTTAGGTTGTATTCTGTAACAATTGTCCGCTGTCCTGGCTTCTTATTAGCCCATGCACGAATGATCTTGTTTGTATCATCGGTTGAATCATTCTCAAAAATCACGACTTTAGACTCTTTCCACCAGGGTTCTATTGTTTCAAGATTAGCCAAAACTTCGGGAAGATACTTTTCAACATTCATACAACAACCAACAATACAAATTGATTTATCATTCATTGAATCAATCTTGTGATTTTATTCATCCATGTTTGTAAGTGTAATAATCTAGGATTGAACGTGAAATTCTTGAACTTCTCAATTGTTTCTTTCATCGAGTCATTCGTTATGTCTGTCCAGTCTTGGACAATCCAAACTGGTAGTCCATCAAACAATGGGTCAAGTCCTGATGACTTCACGATCGGAATACAACCCAATACAAGAGCCTCCCATGTTCGGTGACAATCAGGTCCTGCACCTGGAGGCGATGGTATAAATGTATACTGAGTCATCATCATCCAAACATCCTTACGTGGCATTTTTGACGGTTGATGATCAATCACAGTTGGATCAATCAAGTCTCTTGCCCGAGTTCGTTCTTCAGATGCATACCAATTGAAATGAAAGGTTCCGTAGCATTTGTGAATTCTCTTCCAAAACGGCAATGAACTTCTAGATATTCCCAGGAGTTCGGATTCTTGTTCGGCAGGTGATGCCTGGGGACCCCACTCATGACCTCTTTTTTCACATAACGTATGATAGTCAAGACCGATTGGAATTCTATGAAGCTTTGGATGACCTCCCATACAGTTCTGAGCAAACCATGCAATAAGCAGAGGGTTTTCCAGTAGTTCAGTGGCTGTAGAAACTGATTGAGGGATAATATGATCAGAGTCGCCCGAGACAAGAATAAATGGTTTGCTGCGAGTCGGAAGAATATTTGTTACAAACGTCTCGACTGTATTTGCACATAGATAAATGATAGCATTCGCAGTATCCGGTGGCATAAACCCAATAAAAGTAGTTGATGATCTCGGATGCGGATCATAATAGGTGCATGATTTGAGAATACCACGTGAACTCACGATAATACATGTGTTCTCAGCCATTTCTTTCTGCTATAAGATACCCATTTCTTAAAGTTAGATCCTTCTTTATAATTTTCCACAACGGCGATGCCTCAATTTCTGCTGCAATCAACTTACATTTATCTGTAGCAATGTCGTCTAACATAATGATCTTGCATCTGTCTTTGAGCAACTGGTATTCAAAATAAGTAGTAAATTCACCGCCATCTAAAAGGACAACATCAAATCTATCGGGAAGATTTGGTCGTGACAAAAAAAGGTTACATCTTTTCATGTTATCTACATCAAAAAAGTTCCAATAAAGGGCTGTATTGTCGTTTTTGATATGTGGGAATACCTTGACTATATCGGGCTCTTGATTAAATAAGACCTCGTTGAGAATATGAACTTTGGGATAGTCTTTGTAGAGTTTTGCAGCATCGGCGCATTTATCCGAGTTACATTCCAAACTATAAAACACATAATCATCTGTTCTCTTCTTTAGAGACTCAACAAAAGCACGTGTGCTCCCCAAGCCATTCCATGTTCCGATCTCTAAGAATGTTTTGTTTGATTTATCTGCCGCAAGTCGCATGATCTCTTTTGCCATACCATCTCCTGAAATCTGTCCAATATTAGAAGAAGTCAGTATATTATATTCCCATCTATCTAGCCGTTCCCAAGCTGCCGCGCCTGGGCGCGGGGCCACCTCCGGCGCCGCTGCGCGCTGTTCCCAGGTCATTTGTAATGACAAATAAAAAATTAAAGTTGATCGTGTCGCGGTCTATACATAGGATCCTTTCTCCATTCAACATGTTGTAGAGTTGAACCAAAAACACCAAAGTCACTTCCACCGCATAAAAAGGTTGGTTCTGTCCAATAGACGCGGAGATTCAGAGCCCTTGCAGATTGATTGAACCACTCGTCAAATCCAAGTGCGATAACCTTGTATCCACTTTTAAACATGCTTAGCAATTTCTTCGCACACTGTTTTGTCATAATAAATCCCATTCCACGAGAAGATCCTGCCGCAAGAACTGAACCTCGTCCACCAGTCCAAACTCTCCCAATCTCATTGGATTTCAAGAACACATTTGACGTGGATCGTTTGGGACGTTCAATATGAAGTTCGCATGCATCTCCAATCCAACAAGCATCCCAATCAGGTGGTAGATTCTCAAGGGTTTTTTTCATTTCTTCATTGAATGTCTTTGCAAGACATGCGTCATCGTCCAAATACAAAGCATAGTCATCATCGCTGTGAATAAGACGCTTCATACCCTCAACATTCTTGACCAAGTTTGAGATGCAAGGAAGATTGATCTTTGATCGATCAAAATAAGAAAGTTCAAAGTCTGTAAGAAACTCACGATCGTAGACCTCAATAAATGTACCAGTTAATCCATGGTCGGCTAATTGGCGGTTCATATGAATCTTTCGTTCCTTGTTCGGAGTATAGTGAACGATATAGATAGGCAAATGAAGTTTAATTAGTTTATCAGGATTATCAAATTCATCGGAAGGCAAATAGATCGGATCACCTCTGAGACTAATTGGAAGCATTACCAATATGGTGTAGTAAGCACGTAAGTAGAAAACAAACTATATGTCAGTTTTGACGAATAGTTTGTTTTTTGAGTTGTTGTTGAGTTGTTGCTACTAAACGTATTTAGTTGGAGTACGCGAGGCCACCCATGCCGCTCATGACGCGCAGCACGTTGTAGTTGACGGCGTACACGCGGACCTGCGCCGTGCGGCCACCGCGCACCGTGTTGACGGACACCGTGAGCTGGAGCGTGGCCTTGTCGATACGCGAGAAGTTGCACGTGCCGGACGGCTGGTGCTCCTCGGGCTTGAGGGCAAACGAGTACACGTTGATGCCCACCGCCGGCGTGCGCGTGTGGTGCTGGAACGGCTGAACGATGCTGAAGTAGCGTCCCTCGCGCTCCGTGAAGCGGTCCTGGCCGTTGAGCTGCAGCTTGGCAACCTCCACCGGGTTCTTGCCCTCGCACTTGACTCCGGAGGAGAGGATGACCTTGGCGAGCAGGTAGTTCGTCGTGTCCTCGAAGACGAACTGCTGGTCGTTACCGCTGGGGTTGAGGTTGGAGTCCAGCCAGGAGGCACCACCCAGCGACGGGCCCTGGGAGAGACCCAGGCCAGGCAGGTAAGGGCCCGAAGGACCGTCGAACGAGCCAGTGGGAACCGCGAATGTTGCACCGGTGATGGGCAAGTTGGCGCCGCCAAGGCCAGTGCCGAGCGAGCCGCGCGCGAGGACGTCCATCACGATGCCCTCCGTGGTGAAGTCGTCCGTGTAGTTGAACGGCTGCATGCCGTTGACCTCCTGGATGGTCACCAGGTTAGGCGTGCAGTCAACGTACGAGTCACGCTGAACGACCCACACCAGCTCCTTCACCGGGTGGTTGAAGTTCAGCTGGATCTTGTTCGACGAGGACGTGATCGACTCGGCGCCCGTGAACTGCAGCTGCTCGATGAGGTACTCGTGCGTCTGCTGGGCAAAGCGGCGACGCTCCTCCGTGTCCAGGTAGATGTAGTCAATGTACAGCGACGCGGCCGTGAGCGACTGGATCGCCGTCGGCGCGACCTGAGACGCAACAAGCTCGTAGTACACGCAGTTCAGCCACTGCTCAAACTCCACGTTGATGCGCACCTCGTGGTACTGGAGCGCGATGAGCGGGATCGCCAGGCCCGGGTTACGGCAGAACCAAAACTGCAGCGGGATGTAGAGCGTACGCGCCGGCGTGCCCGCGCGGGGGGCGCACGAGTTCGTCAGCTCAGAGCCAGCGCACGAGGCGTCCAGCTGGTAGCCCTTGGAGTCCTTCATCAGCACCAGGTCGTGGGTGTTGCCGATCATGTCGTTCAGCGCCTGGATCGTGCCCGCATCCTGGGAGAGCTGAGTCCAGATCTGCATCCAGTCGCCATACTGACGGTCAATGCGCTGGCCGCCGATCTCGAGCTCAACCGTCTTGATGAGACGGTGGCCGATGAAGTTGAGCCAGCGGAAGCGGCGCATGGACGACGTGTACGTGATCAGGTCCACCGCCGGCAGAACCACCTGGACGTACGTGCGGTACATCAGATCAGCGTTACGGTTGATGATCGCCGTAACACGCTTGTTGAAGTCCGCCTGGCCGTTGAAGGTCACCTCAATGGACTCCATAGCGAAGTTCGTGTGGCGCTTGTACAGCACCTTCCAGAACGTGATCTGCGGGTTTCCCGAGATGTAGATGTCCTGCGCACCATAGCTAACGAGCTGAAGAAGACCGCCACCCATATCGTTTGTATGATACTAGGCGAGAAAAATTATTCTGCCGCCTCACCCGCACGGCTATTCGTAAAATCCCCGCAGATACGTTTCATAGAGAGGAGGCAAATTGGTCCTTCTACGATCACAAATAGGTCCACAGTGTCATTCATGACTTTGAACCGATATGTGAGCATAGTAATTGGAATGCTCTGATTGTATTTTTTACTTGCGGTTACGACGTGTCTTACGAGCCTGTCCACGAATTACCTTTCCAAACACATCTCGTGGTCTTAGCGGAGGAGCAGGACGCAGGTTCTTTTTTGCATCGGCAAGAACAGCAGTAATATTCTCGTCGTTCACCTCATCGCCACCACGGGTACGCCGAGTGCGACCACCGTTAGGCCTATTAGGATTCTTCCTTCTCTTTAACTCGTCCCAAGCTCTATCCATGTCGTCAAAAGACGATTCGCTTCTGCCATCATCTTTCGCGTACTTCCTAGCAAGAAGAGCGATTTGAACCATCTCGCGTTCTGTCGCATGATGACGTTCGCGAAACTGAGTAACAAGGGGTTTGTTTCGGTTTGTGTTCCTCGGCATTACTTAGAGCAGAGATTTAAGCCTTGGAGAGGATGTGGGCCTTCTTGGCGCGAGCACGGAGAGTCGCCTTCTTACCGGACGACTTCAGACCATGCGCCTTGAGAACGCGCTTAAGGGCCTTGGCAGACGGGCCACGGCGGGTGCGGCCACGACCGCCCATCGGAGGCGCAACAGCATTTCCAGCGGGAGTAGTTTCGGGCATTTTGTTTATTGGATGAGAGAAACTTTCATGTTGAACGCAGAAAAGTTAAAAATGGAGCCCCTTGGAATTATCGCAATTGTAGGTATTGCTGCCACTGCTTTGGTTCTTGTGTATTACTGTAAGCGTAAGGGTGATTTTGGTGGTATTAGAATGGTGAAGTCTTCATCAAACGAGAGATTATCTGAGATTGTTCATCAAGAAGATCCTATTCAAGTATCATCCTAGGTGTAATGTGCATTGCTTCCAACTCCTGCATCCACAACTTCATCGCATATGGGATCGTCTTCATAACAAAGTCGGTCTTGTTTCCACATGCGCCACATGAGTAGATTCCTTCAACCGGATTGACAACCGCAAGTGTGCCACATGACTTACAAATACCTGTACTAAACGGGTCGGATACATCCATCAGACGCTCCTTGGTAAACACCGAGGCACCGTGTGAAATCATACAATCACGTTCCATCTCTCCAACACGCAGACCACCATCACGTGACCTGCCCTCGCAAGGCTGACGTGTCAGGGAGACAATCGGACCACGAGCTCGAGAGTTTCCTGTCCACACGGGCTTGCCGTTACGCCTCACATAGAAGACGTGTCCTGGTACCTCCAAGCAATAGACCTTTCCATTGAAGGGGACCATCTCTTCGCGCTGTCCGTACTGAGTCTTGTGGTGACCGTGGTTCATTGCGGGTCGGTTCTTGGATTGAATGAACGCCAGCAACCATAAATCCTGTGTCGTGACACCGGAATGAGACCCAATCGTATAAGGAGTACCTGCAACTGTGTGGAGCCGCTTGTTCGCAGACCACCCTGCGTGAAGTGCGAGACGCTGAATGTCGTCTGCGAGCCTGGTAGATGAAGTGGAGTAGAGTAGAGATGAATTACATGTATGACCATCGCTGAGAAGTAATCCTGAAATTAGCGTCAACGACTGTTCCTTGTTCAACTCCCAAACCCAATCGGGCAAGTACTTATTCGTTGCACCCACACTCAGTGGACGCATATATGCACGAAGGTTCTTGTCGGAGATATCCAGCTTGCATGAGTTCGGACAGTAACGGTATGCCATATTGAGACGCGGTAGACAGGCTTCCAGCGCAGCCTTGACACGTGGCTTGTTGGCTGCAATCGTTACACGACTATCCGTACACCACCCATCTCCAATCCAAATTCCAAAGAAGGTCAGCCAGGCGTCCATATCAACTTCACCTAGACCCGGGAGACTGAGTTGGTATGCTGGCACAGACCAGTCACCGTCCTTTTGATACTTTACATGCTTGCCCATGATGTCTGCAGCCTCGTGAAACCCATATCTCCACTCTTGCTTACGAGTATACGGTTTAGCAACCCACATCTGATGGTTTGGAGTCACCTTCAAACTGAGCTGGTTTGCTTCCAGCTCGTACATATCTCCTTCGTAATCATACTCAAATGTTTGGATGGGATTCTCATAGATAACCTTTCCATCTTGCAGTGTAGCCACTTTATCCTCTAGTGTAACCTCATTAATGGGTTTCCAACCACTTGTCGTCAAGACGTCGTGGTCATCGGTCATACAGTGCTTCTTATCAATCACCATGTGCTTCAGGCGCTGGTAGAAAGTCGGCCCCATGAAGATCTCGGCCTGCATCATCTCACCAGTCTGTCCATTGTAGAGGATCTCATTTCCATACGGATGCATACCAAGCTCAATCATATGTGCCTTCAGATCCTCGACCTTCAGATGATTGTAAGGAGTTCCATCACCTAGAGTACCCTTGCGAACACCGATCTTTCCGAAGATGTTCTCCATCAGCTGTGCAATCGTCATGCGGGATGGAACAGCGTGGGGGTTCATGATAATATCGGGACGCAGACCACTCGCAGTGAACGGCATGTCCTCTTCATTCATCATCATCCCGATCGTACCCTTCTGTCCATGGCGAGAGGACACCTTGTCACCCACCTGAGGAATACGTTCAGATACAGTGCGTACCTTGATGAATGGATAGCCATCCGAGTTCTTGTCCTGCCAAACACCATCAATACGACACTTCTCCGAGTTCTTGTGGGTTGTAGATGCATCGCGATATGCGTATCCAGCTGCGTCGTTTCGGAGATTGACAACCTTGCCAATTACAACGTCGTTCTCTTCAAGAACAGAATTCAGAATGGGAAGACCGTTCTCAGAGATTGCAGCATAGCTTGTATTCTTGTACTTTCGTGTATTGTGCTTCTGAGGACGCATGAACTTCTCCTCGCGACCCGAGGTCACGTTCCGGTGCTCCTCATCCTTGTACATTCCATAGTACAGTCCTCGGAAGAACCCACGCTGAACAGCAGACTTGTTCATGATGACAGAGTCCTCTTGATTGTAACCGCCATAGCAAGCAATCGCAACAATCGCATTCATTCCAAATGGCATCTCATGCATCTTGAGAATGTTCATTGCACGGGTCTCCACAATCGGTCGGCCGATCGAGCAGAGAACATAAGCGTTCTTGTCAAGTCGTTTTGCGTAGTTTCCAGCATAGATACACATAGCCTGCTTACCCATAGCTGACTGATAGGTATTACGAGGTGACTGATTATGATCTGATAGCGGAATCGTAGATGCCATATGTCCGACAATCAGAGATGGATGAACCTCGTAGTGAGTGTGGGCATCTGTAACAGCCTCCTTACTCATTGCGATTCGCAGTGTCTCGGTCTCTGATGCATCAATGTAGTCAATGCAAGACTTGACCCACTCATTCCACTCATTCTTCTCAGGAGGAGGAGCACCGACTCGGAATACAGGGCGAACACAGCGACCGCCATCTGTCTCAATCATGATGGTGTTCATGAGAGTAAACCAAGCAACTGAGATATGCGGATGAAGACGCTGGGTCCGTCGTGCAGCCCGCATGTCAGTAACAAGTGTATGCGGATCATCGGTGTATCCAACAACAACGCCATTCAGCGAGATGCTTGTTCCAACGTAGACTTTCGGAATATCAATCCATGTGATTCTAGCCTGATCTTTGAGGAAATGAAGGACTGTATTTGACGGAACATGTTGAGAGATCGATGTCAACAGACTCATGTTCTTGACAATGCCTACCGAGTGACCTTCCGGAGTCTCAACTGGGCAGACAAATCCCCACGAAGTACCGTGTAGCTTACGAGGTGCCAACAGCTTACCCGACTTTTCAACGGGAGTCTGAATGCGACGAAGATGGCTGAGAGTGGAAGCATAGGACATGCGAGCCAATACCTGAGATACACCAACCTTTGTTGCGTTTGATAGAGAAGTTGAGGATGAGCTACCAAGACCCTGAACTGTGAAGTTTCCAGTAGCCAAAGCCTGCTTTAGCTTACCCTCAATTGTGGAAAGCTTGAGGATCTTGTAGAGATTGTTGATATTCAGAATCTCCATTGGGCGAGGTGTCTCACCCTTCTTCCAATTGTCATTGTTGACCTCCTGAACGAACTCATTGCGAGTATCATTGCACACCTTCTGAAACAGCTGGCGGAACAAATGGGTCAGCAGAGCGCCTGTAGTCACGACACGCTTATTTGGATATGCGTCTCGGTCATCCAAGGGAATCTGCTTACAATAGGTTAGCAGAAGCCGGCGAATCATAGAACCCATGAGAACACACTTGCGAGCATTGTGTACTGAGAGAGGCGCATTCTCACCTGCGAGCTTGACGTGAGGCAGAAACTCGGTATTCAGAAGCTGGCGGACATAAGCGCACTTGTTCTCCTGATTTGTTGCATACTGCAAGTGGTTAGACAGATAGGAAATCGCATCGTCCTGAGAGAATACACCTGTCTCTGCTGCGTCACGAAACGAAGCTGCCAGCATCTCTGCATGAACCTCATCTTCGGAGCCCCAAATGAGACGAACAATGTCACGATCTGTGACAACTCCCATTGCGCGGAAGTAGATCACAACTGGAATGTCTTCGCGGAACCGAGGAACGCATGCAGTCAGAGGATTGCCAAATCCATTGAACTTTGAACTCAGTCGTATCTCTAGCTTCTTAGGAGGCATTGTGAAAGACTCGTGAAGAGACTTGATCTCAACTGAATAGAGATGCTTGGAAGCAGACTTCTTGTTTTGGAAAATCATGATTCGGTTGTCTGCAACCTTCTCCTGACATAGAATCGTTCTCTCTGATCCGTGAATAATAAAGTATCCGAGAGGATCGTGAGCACATTCACCGTACTCTGCAAGGCTCATTGGATAGTCCTTCAGAAGACAAAGGCTAGAACCGAGCATGACCGGAAGCTTACCTAGAGAGATTCCCTCAAAGACGCGAAACTCCTCGTCGTATGTATCAAGGTTCTCTCCCTTGTAGGTCCTAGCGATGAACCTGATGTCAGCATACATCTGTGATGCGTATGTAAAGTTGCGAATACGGGCCTCCATTGGAAGCATTGGCTTGACACGACCTGTTGCTTCCTGAATCCGCGGCTTGATGTAGGAAACGTTCTCAAATGAAAGCCTGAACTCATACTTGTATTTCTTGATTCTCTCATCTTGTTCATGCCAAACTGTGATCGGTGCCGTAGATTGAATGATGAGGGGGATTTTGTTACGAATGAAGTCTTCAAATGAATCAACTTGATGATCTACGAGGCGGCGCACACCATTTGCGAAATATGCATTAACTGCTTGCCACTCCATCGTGCCTATACTGGGGAACGTTATGCCTAAATACTATTTGTCCATTTTCTTATAAGTATGCCACAGTTCAAAATTACGAAAGTGGACAAGGAACACGAGGTTCCGGCACCTAGACGCACTCGCCGCCGGTCGATGCGAACATACCCAAAGGGTGTTCTTAAAGGTGGGGAAGCTGCAATTGTAGGTGTCAAAGATCCTGCCAAGCCCCCGCCACTCCGTACCTCCGCAAAGGGGACTCTTACTATTTTAACACCCTCAGGTATGAGGAAACGCCGAGAGACGATTAAGTCAAAGGTCCGTTCCTTATCAGACAGCGAGGTTCGCGATGCACTCCGCAAGAACAAAATGACTCTTAATTCAAAAACTCCATCACATATCGCCAGGGAGATACTTGAAAGCGGGACAGAGGCAGGAATGATTGTCCTAAAGTAAAGTAATGACGTCCATATGGGGACCCCTTGGTTGGATGACTTTACATTCGGCAGCATCATGTTATCCCGATAACCCTACGT